GCTTCGTTGGGATTATTTTGTAATTTTGCAATATTAGCAACTATACTTTCTTGATCTTCTCCTTCTGGTGGAAATAAGAGATAATCATATATTGACTTACTTTCGTTTAGTTTTTTTTTACTCTTTTTTTTCTTTTTAACTTTACCTTTACGTGTTATAGTAGATCCTAGCACTTTAGGTAACCTGCAGTCTTCAGGAGCATATGTATCACCATCTTTAAACTCACCACCTCCTTGACCACCACCCATAGCCATACCAGCTGAAGCCATTGTATTATCTACTAAATATTGAGCTATTGCTTCATCAAATAATCTCATTTTAAGTATTTAGTTGATTTATGCAAAAATGTACTATAATAAGTACATGGACGTTAGTGATATTATCGACCAGTACCTCGAGGAGGCTAATCTAGATACAGATTTAGATCGACTAGAAGTTATAACTACACAAGAAAGATTAGTAAACAATAAGCATAAATGGTCAGCTAGACTTATAAATCATAAAATAAATCTAAGCAACTTTAAATTTAAAAGAGAATCTGCACTAGAAGATAGAATTACTGAATTTCAAAACACAGAACCTGTAAGAGTTAGTAGAACTATTGCAGAAAGAGCGGTTCGAAATAAAAAAGAAATTAAAGCTTTAGATTTAAAAATAAAAAACGAACAACTTATCATTGATTATCTAGAAAATATATATAAAAACATAAGCTTCGCTACTAATGATATTAAAAATCTAGTAGAACTTATGAAGCTTGAAACTCAATGATTAGTATTGAATACAATTCAACCACTCACGCTATATTAGACGGTCCTGAGCTTAATATTATACGAGAACATTTTAGCGTAAAAAACGAAGCTGTTCACTTTCAACGACGATTCGGTAGATTTGTACCTCCAAGAACATATGCAATAACTAATCAAGGTAAAGTTGAAATTGGGCTAATAGAAGAGGTGATCAAATTTTGTGAATCAAAAGATATAATATTCAAACTAGCTAGTAAGATTAAAGATATATTATATCCTTCGCTAACTAAAAATCAGGTCACTCCATATGATTTAAATTTAGAATTAAGAAAATATCAACAAGATATAGTTGATACGTGCATTAGTCACGGAAGAGGTACAGTGATTCTTGCAACTGCAGGAGGTAAAACTTTAACGATGGCAAGTTTGTTAGAGTTTTATTTTAAAAATTATAGTAAGAATTTTAGATGCTTAATTATTGTACCAGATTTAGGTCTCGCAAACCAAACAAAAAATGACTTTAAAGAATATAATACGTCATTTACTACGTCTAAATGGACCGGTAAAGATAAATTAGATTTATCTACAAATGTTGTAGTATCGAATTTAGGTATATTACAGAGCGATAAACAAGATATATCCTGGATTGAGCATATCGATATATTAATAGTAGACGAAGTTCACAAGGTGAGAAAAGGTAATAAGGTAAATAAACTTTTTCGAGCTGTAAAAACTTCTAATCGATTTGGGTTTACTGGAACATTACCACCAGACAATTTAGATAAGTGGAATATCTTCGGTAAAATAGGTCCTCAATTATATGAAAAAATGGCACATGAACTAAGAGACGATAACTATGTCGCAAAAGCTAAAGTTCATGTATTAGAGCTAAGCTACGATACACCGTCTGCAGAAATATATCACGGTACCAATAGTAATGCATATTATTTACAAGAAAATGAATTCATACGTAGTAGTGAGTATAGAAACAATCTAATTGCTAACTTATGCAACAAACTCGACAATAACGGATTAATATTAGTTGACTACATTGAGCACGGTGAACTACTATTAGAAGCCTTACAGTTAACATGTAATAACAAGGATGTATATTTTATACAAGGTAGTGTAGACATAGAGCAACGTAAAGATATACAAAACTATATGGAAGCGCAGAAAAATGTAATTGTAATAGCTATTTCGAAAATATTCTCTACTGGAATTAATATTAAAAATTTACATTATATTGTATTTGGAGGTGGAGGAAAAGCAAAAATTAAAATAGTTCAAAGCATAGGGAGAGGACTGCGCTTGCATATTGACAAAGAAGAGCTTATAATCTTTGATATTGCTGATAATTTACGTTATGGGCAGCGACATATTGAACAAAGATTAGCTCTATATGACACAGAGCAAATAAAATACACATTTACCCAGTTTAATGAAACCAAAAGTTAAAACAGTTAAAAAGAAAAAGAAAAAAAATAAAAAAACGTATTACGTTAGTCCAAAACGTTTTTTACAGCTATTAAAAGAGTACTATGAATCAGATGATTTAGTAGAAGAGCTTGCCGAATCTACTAGTAAGATTGCTGTTGGTTTAAGTTACTCTCCAAATTTTATAAACTATAGCTATAAAGATGAAATGATAGGGGACGCAATAGTTAAGATGATTGCAGCTGTTAAAAATAAGAAATTTAATTTAGAGTCTACGTCTAATCCGTTTTCATATTTTACTACAATTGCTTATCATGCATTTATTAATAGAATTAAGAAAGAAAAAAAATATAGAGAGACTATTAGTGCGTATCAGGAGCAATTATATAGTGACTTAGATATAACTGAGACATCAAGTAAGGCTGCACCTCAAAAAGATTACGACAAAGAGTTATATACGTAAATGTCCGGGGACACAGAACATAAAGTTGGTTTTTTTACCGATCTACATTTAGGTCAACATCAAAACAGTGAAAAATGGCATGATGTAACCTATAAATGGGCGAAATGGTATACAGCCGAACTTAAAAGTAAAAACATCAAAAAAATAATATTTGGTGGGGATTTATTTCATTATAGAGATGAAATAAACGTAAAAACATTATTTTTTGCTAATACATTATTAGACTTGTTTAATGACTTTGAAATATTAATGATTCCCGGGAATCACGACGCATATTATAAAGATAACTCTACTGTTCATTCTCTATCAATATTAAACAATAGGCCCAATATAACTGTATTTGATACCCCTACAGTAAAAACATTATCAAATAAACGGATTGGATTCTGCCCTTGGGGTACTGAGATAAAAGATATACCTAATAATTGTGACTTAATAGTAGGGCATTTTGAATTATAAAATTTTAATTTTAATTCCTTTGCAGTTTGTGAGAATGGAATGGAGTCTGCCGATATTTTAAACAAATGTAACCTTATATTCTCCGGGCACTTCCATAAAAGACAATATCGAAAATACGACAATGGGGAAATTGTATATGCAGGTAATCCATTTGAAATGGACTTTAATGATATCGGTGATCAAAAAGGATATTACATATTAGACCTAGAATCTGAAAATATACAATACGAGTTCTTTAAAAACAACACCTCTCCAACCCATGTAAAAGTAAATCTATCTGATTTACAGGTTCTCAAAAGTATCGCAAAGAAAAAGGGATGGTCTAATATCGCGGTAAAGATCATAATAGATAAAGACATAAAATCAAATTTATTAGATAAAATTATTGCGTCAATAAACTTTGAAGCACCCTTTTCCCTTACTACAGACTATTTACATAAATTTAGTATAGGTGACAACATAAACCTAACCAATGAGTTTGGAGACTTGAACATTAAACAATGTATTATAGAATATATTGATTCTCTCGATGTAGAGGATAAAGCTGAAGTGATCACTAAGACTGTACATTTATATAATAAGTTTTCATGAAGTATGTAGACTTTAATTCAGTAAAGATTCGAAATTTCCTATGTATTGGAAAAGAACCTGTTGAGATATCGTTTAAACATGGTCTTAACGTCATCACCGGTGTTAATAAAGATAAAGAGGATAGACGAAACGGCGTTGGAAAATCTACAATAGCTGATGCTATTCATTTTGCTATTTTTGGTGAAACTATTCGTGAATTATCAAAAGATTTTATAGTAAACTCTATTAATAAAAAGAACACGTATGTAGAGTTACAGTTTAGTGTTAATGAAAATAATAAAACAAAAAATTATAGAATTGTTCGTAAATTAAAACCTACGAAATGTTATCTATATGTCGATGGTACAGATCTTACAGAAAGTACAATTCCAAACACTAACAAAAGAATAAAAAGTATTCTTAATAGTTCACCGGAGGTATTTCAAAATTGTGTTATAATGTCTCTTAATACTACCTTACCGTTTATGGCTCAACGTAAAGTAGAAAAGAGAAAATTTATAGAAGGTATACTTAATTTAGAAATATTCTCTGAAATGTTATTATCAGCTCGCTCTGAGTATAATGATGTACAAAAAAAGTATGAACATATTACTAAAGATTTTGATCATGCAAATAATATATGTAAACTATTAAGTGATCAAAAAGAAAATATAATTAATAGTGTTAAAGAACAAAAAGATAAAATTTTAAAAAGAGTTAAAACAATACAAGACGAAATAGCAGAAAATAAATCTAAAATTAAATCTATTAATAAAGAGTTGTTTGAAAAAAGTAAGGATAAATTTAAAGCTATTAATGAAAAGATTTCTGATATATCAACGCAACT